TTATTGCATGCCTAAATAATTTTTTCTATATATTGCATCATATTCATTGAAAGATATATTGAATTTTTTAGTTACTATATCAGCAATCATTTTTGTATCATCATCGTAATAGTCACTTCCGTGTTTTGTTAGTGATCTAAAAAGGTAACTTGCATATTGAAGAACTTCCTTTTCGAATTCAGAAGTAGATGAAGAAAAAAGATACCCATTTCCCGTCCCACTTAAATAAATATTTGAATAAATTTTCTTCTTATCTTTATATAAGGTGCTTTCAGAATGATATAGCCTATTCTTATTCAAGTAAATATTTGTAAAAGTGTAGGTGGATGTATTGGCGTTTACAAGAAGGGTAATGCTTTCTTTTTGTTTTTGGCTTAAGTACTTACTATTACGTATAAAATAACGAAACTGTCTTTGAAAAGCCTCTAAAAACTCGAATTTTTCAATGGTTTTGTAGCCATTATATTTCGAATCTAAAGTAAGAGTAATTTTAATAGTCTTATTATTGTATTGGGATTCAGCTTTTTCAATAATATTTTTAAAGCTGGAAGAATGGGTAAGTTCATTTGTGATTTTTTTGAATTCTCGAACATGATAGTTTTCATATAGACAAATAAAAACAAGGATTAAGAAAGAAATCATTAATCCAATTTTTACACACATAAATTTTTTCATCATATGTCTCCCCTATATAAAATAACCATCGTAGATTATATCAAATTGATAGATATGATTATATAGGTGAACTTTGGAAACAAAAGAGTAATGGAATTTCATAAATTGCTGGTTAGGAGATAGTTATGCAGTTAACTAAACAGGTTTTACTTGATATAGAGCAAGAACGTATTAATCAGGTTTGTAAGTGGGGTAAACAAAATCATTCACTAGAAAAATGGTTTGTCATCTTATCTGAAGAAGTTGGAGAAGTAGCACAAGCCATTCAATCTGATGATGATTGGAGAAAGGAATCGGATAAAAGTAATATTTATGAAGAACTAATCCAAGTAGCTGCCGTTGCCGTGTCAATTGCTGAACAAATCAAGGAAGCGAGTGTGATTCATCATGAAGAAACCAATGTTACCGGTTGTTATACATCGCCAACGAAAACACGAAGCTGAAAGAGCTATTCAAGATTTAGAGAAAAGAGGATATGAAGTTGTTTTTCCTCTTACTGAGATTCATAAGGACGGAAAGAAGTTTAAAACGGATAGTTATAACCGCAAAATATTTATGGAAAACACTTTTGCTAGTGTATGGGTAGCAAAACTAAGAAGAAAGGCAACGTCTTAATCATTATGAATCTTAATTTAGCAAACTTATCAGAATTACAGTATTTAGCTAGATATACAGATTATAGAGAAGAAGCAATTTGTGAGCTGAATAGGAGGATTAATGATGAAATGTCCAATATGTGGTGGTAAAACAAGAGTAATTAAGAAGAAACCAGGAAAAAATGGATCTAATCGTGCCAGAGAGTGTGTAGAATGTCTTACTCGATTTACCTCTTATGAAACATTGGTTATTACTTCTCTTGATCCATATTTGCAAAATAAATACTTTGAACGCTGCAATAAATAAAAAAGCCAGGATTGCTCCCAGCTACGCCAACTTAATTATAACATCGGGAGTGGTTCTGGTGAACGTAAATATTGAAAAAATGATTGTTGAAATAGATTTAAGTGAAAATGCTGCATATGTAGTTATAGATGGTCAATTAACAAAAGTTACGCCTAAACATTTTGGAGAAGATACGATAGTTTGGCAGAACGGCAAGGTGCTTGATGTCATAAGAAGTGAACGTCATCGAATGATAGGACAAACCCAAATTTAATATAGCCTAACGGAAAAACCGAGGGCACTGAATGGGCGCATATAGCGTTTGTTTGGTGCTCTTTTTGTTTTATTACTCTAGGCAATGAATTTACCTTTTTCCATTGATTTTGGCAACAAAAGATACTTTTTAGGAGATGAACATCATGAAAGTTAAGAAACCAGATTGTCCATGTAAATATTGTGTGTGGCTTAACAAAGATAAGTTATGTATGTTTTCTCGTTGCGTTGTTTGTAACGGATGGACTTCTACTAATGATAAGGGAGATGTTAAAAATGATAAGCCAAAAGCAGATTGAGGACATTTTAAAAGACTATCATTGGATGATTAATTCTATAAAAATATTAAACAGTTCTTTGCAAGATGCTGGTGAAGGCTTAACAGCACAATATGGTCTTGAATCATCATTACCAAAAGCAAAAGGGACCAATGGTGATCCAGTATTCCGTGAAGCTGTTAGAAGAGAAAAACGATTTTCAGTTATTGATAAATATAGATATAAGGTTTCAATAATTCAAGATAGAATTCCTTTAATTACAGATGAAAGAGAAACAGAAGTACTACATTGGTTGTTAGAAGGAAAAAGCTATAGATGGATTGGTATGCATATGGGGTTATCTGACCGTCATATTAGAAGAATTAGAGATTCTATCGTTGAAAAAATGTCGGATATGTCGCATTTGTCGAAGACGTCGTGAATTATTTAAATGCTAAAAAATAATGTAACATGGAAGGCAGGTCGGGGAGTTGAAATATTCGTTGATACTAAATAAACATAATGATTTATAGAAAAATATATTATTCTTTTTATCATAAATACCTGGATGATAATCTATGTTTCTTTAATCATCATGTTACCAGATTGATGTTACTCACGAATAACGCAAACTGGATCTTTGCAAAATAATATTTACAGCATTATTTTTAGTTGGGTGTTTTATAAAGTGAAAAAGGCGGTACTGGTAACCTCGATTGGTTCGGCAGTATCGTCTTTTAGTTATCTATCCAATATAAAAACCCTATCAAATGACAGGGTTAAATGTTTTTCTTCATGCCGCATTGTCGACATTCACGTAATAACTTTTTATTACCGATGCTGATTTGAAAGTGTGAGTTTCCGCAGTTGTCGCATTTTCCATCACGAATATCTGGTTGATCTTTATATTCGTAAATAAAATCTGTGCTAAATGTACCGTAATAATCTTCAGGCTTTTTAGGTTTAGAGGGTTCAATTATTTCTTCATTCATTAGTTCGTCTGACATGGTATCACCTACAAGTTTATTTAATCTTATCATTGTATCAAAGTGAGATTGCAGATGCATCAAAGCGTTTAGATGATTTTGTTTTGCCAGCAAGTCATAAGGTTTGCCACTAAAATCCTCCCTGATTTTCCTTGTGGCTTGCTGAGAAAACGAAAAGAGGTGTTATTCATATGGTTGTTATGGCTAGTCATTATCGTTCCAGTAGTGATTTTTAGCGTTATACACTATGAAGCACTTAGAGAACGAAAGTCATTAGAAAAGCTATTAGGAAGTGAATATGAACAGATTAAGAATATAAAGAAGTAGATTATTCACTTTAATTATCATAAGGAGGTAGGTGTTATGTAGTATGAATAAACTTACTGAAAAACAGAAGAGATTTGCTGATTATTATATTGAGCTTGGTAATGCTACAGAAGCTTATTTAAAGGCTGGATATAAAGAGAAAGGCGCTAGAGCTAACGCAGCTAGATTGATAGCAAAAGATAGCATTAGAGCCTATATTGATGAGCGTTTAAAGGATATCGAGAGCGAAAGGATAGCAAAAGGTGAAGAAGTTCTAAAGTTTCTTACTTCTGTTATGCGTGGTGAGTTAACGGAACAAATTCCAGTTGGATTAGGTGAAGGAGCTCAAAGATTAGAAGATAAAGATACTTATTTAAAGGACCGTGTAAAGGCTGCTGAATTATTAGGTAAACGCTATTCTATGTGGACTGAAAAGCAACAAGTAGAATTAACAGTTCCTACGTTTGTGGATGATGTACCAGATGAAGATTAACATGAAAGAAACTATTGGTGGTGGATACAATCGTTTTTGGAATTGTAAGCAGTTCTATCGGGTTGTGAAAGGTTCACGTGGTTCTAAGAAATCTAAGACAATAGCAATCAATAAGATTTATAGAATAATGAAGTATCCTTGGGCTAATCTGTTGGTCATTCGTCGTTTCTCAAATACATTAAAACAATCTTGCTACACAGATTTAAAATGGGCCATTAATAAATTACAAGTAAAGCATCTGTTTAAATTTAATGAATCGATGCCTGAAATCACATATATTCCTACTGGACAAAAGATATTGTTTAGAGGTCTTGATGATCCACTAAAGATTACATCTATTACTGTAGATACAGGTGTTCTTTCGTGGGCTTGGTTTGAAGAAGCTTTTGAAATTGAGGACCAGCATAAATTTGAAACGGTTGTTGAATCTATTCGCGGTTCATTTGATGATAAAGACTTTTTTAAACAAGTAACTGTAAGCTTTAACCCTTGGTCAGAACAACATTGGTTAAAAGCTTATTTTTTTGATGAAAAAACACAAGCATTTGATACATTTGCTGTAACTACTACTTACAAGTGTAATGAATGGCTAGATAAGCAAGATAGAGACCGTTATGAGAGTCTATATACTAAGAATCCTAGACGTGCCAGAATCGTTTGTGATGGAGAATGGGGCGTTGCTGATGGCTTGGTGTATGAAAACTTTATGGTAAATGAATTCGATATATCAGAGCTTAGAGGAAGACCATCTTTCAAAAGTGCTTTTGGTTTGGACTTTGGTTATACGCAGGACCCAACAGCTTTTTGTTGTTCTTTAGTTGATATTGAAAACTCAATCATCTATGTATTTGATGAATATTATGAGCAAGGAATGAGTAATAAGAAGATTGCTCAAATGATTGAATCTAAAGGTTACTCAAAAGAAAGAATTATAGCTGATTCAGCAGAGCCGAAAAGCATTGATGAAATTAAATCGAATGGTATTAGAAGAATTACTGGAGCTAGAAAAGGTAAGGATTCTATTAATAATGGTATTCAATTCATTCAAGGATTTAAAGTAGTTGTCCATCCAACTTGTGTGAACTTCATTAAAGAAATCAATAACTATATTTATGATACTGACCGTAAGACCGGTAAAAGATTAAACAAACCAATTGATGATTTTAATCATTTAATGGATGCTTGGCGTTATTCAATGGAGCAATTCGTTGTGAAGAAGTCGTTAAGAACATTAAACAAAGAATCATTGGGCTTATAGGAGGTGAGGGATTGCTAAGTATTAAGCAAGCTAAGGAATTATATGAATATCATAAAACAAATGAATTACCACGATTACAAAAGCTGTATAACTATTTCATTGGTAAGCATGACATTTTAAATAAGCAAGACCGTAAAGGGAAAGTTGATACTAAGGCAGTTAACAATTTTGCTCGTTATATTTCTACTATCTCTACCGGTTATTTCATTGGTAATCCAGTTACTTATGTCTCAACAGAAAATGAATTTGAAGAGATGCAAAACGTACTCGAAAAGAATGATGAACAAACGGTAAATTACAATAATGCTTTAAACTGTAGCATCTTTGGAAAGGCTTATGAGCTCCAATATTACGACGAGAATGGAGATTATAACTTCATCGACTTAGATACAAGGAACGTTATCGTAATCACTGACAGCAAAGTGAAGCCTAAAATAACGGATGCTATTATTTTTAGTGAAACACCAACAAAAGAAAATAAGTTGTTAGTGAAGATGGATATTTATGATGATATGAATGTGCAGAAATATGAATTTACAGTAGATCGCTCTCAATCAGAAAACAAGAGCTTTGATTATAAGTTTATTGATGAAGAAGCACATGATTTTAATGGCGTCCCTGTTGTTGAATACAAAAACAATACATTTTCGTTAGGTGATTATGAAACAGTTATTTCTCTCATCGATGCTTATAACGATGCTGTTTCTACTAACATTGATGATTTAAAAGACTTTACCGATGCATTTCTAGCATTACGTAATATGTCTGGTACAGAACAAGCTGATATTGATGCTGCTAAATCTTCTAAAACATTGCTATTGGATGATGATGGCGATGCTTTTTGGCTTGTCAAAAATGTGAATGATTCTTATAGCGAAAACATTAAAAATAGAATTAAAGAAGATATTCATAAGTTCTCTTTCGTTCCAGATATGTCCGATAAGAACTTTGGTAATAACCTTTCTGGAGTAGCTATTAAATACAAATTGCTTGCATTAGAGCAATTGAGAGGGCAAAAGAGCCGTATGTTTAAGAAAGGCTTAGTTAGTCGTTTAAACTTCATGGCTGATTACCTTGCTAAAACTGGTGATGGTGCCTTTGCTCATGACATGGTTAAGATTCAATTCAACGAGAATGTTCCTAAAAACCTTCTTGAAATGGCTGATATGATTAGCAAGCTTCATGGTATTGTTCCTACTGAATATTTATATGGTGAATTACCAATGATTCAAGATGTTCAACATGCTATGGAGTTAATGGAAGAAGAGGAATCTAAGAAATTGGTTTCTGTACCTTATGAATTTAATAATCAAGAAGTGAACAATGATGAATAATAGAGACTATTGGTTCAAACGTGCTCAACAGCATGACAAAGAAGTCTATAAAGCCGTTGCTGATTTAGAGAAAGAGTTGAAAAAGCTATATTCAGAGGCATTAGATGAGATTATGAAAGACTTTGAATCATATGCTCAACGTTATGGTATGAATTATAAGTCGCTATGGAAAGAAGCAAGCAAACTAGACCAAAAAGGATTCAAAAAATATGTTGCAGAAAATGCAGAGAAGCTTCGAATGAATAGTTTGGCCAGTGAAGAAATGGTTGATAAGTTCTTTCCTGCTTATGATCCAGCAAGAGTTAACCGTAATGCTTTGATTTATAAGCAGTTATCGATGCGAATAGCTCCATTAGCTTATGCGTTTGAAGAGACATTAACTAAATTACTAGAAAACATCTATGTTTCTACTCTCTTACGAAACAAATATGATTTTGCAAAAGAATTTAATGTATCTTCTCCATTCTATAAATTTGACGAGAAGAAGATTAATGAACTAATGACATACAAATGGTCAGGTGAGAACTTTTCTACTCGCATTTGGGCTAATACTGACGATTTACGCTATGTTCTACAGCAAGAGTTTGTTAAGGCAACTATTAAAGGTGAAAGCATACCGAAGTTAGCTAAAACCGTAAGTCAAAGAATGTCATCAAGTTATCAAGATGCGGTCAGGTTAGTAAATACCGAGGCTGCATATTTTGATAATAAAGCTTCTATCGATTCTTATGCAGAATGCAAGTTAGATAAATATGAATTTTTAGCAACACTAGACAGTCGTACATCTCATGTGTGCCAAGTATTAGATGGAAAAGTATTTTACGTCAAAGATGCTGTTCCTGGTGTTAATTATCCTCCAATGCATGTTCGTTGTAGGTCTACTACAATTCCTTACTTTGAAGATGATGATGAAGAAAGAATAGCTAGGGATAGCAACGGTAAAAACATGATTGTTGATGGGAACATGACATATAAAGAGTATGAAAAATTGTTTTTAGGATGAGGTGTTTTAAATGGATTTTTGCAAGGCATATAAAGAAATGCGAGATGGTAAGAAAATAAAGAGAAAAGAATGGGGTGGTTATTGGGTAATAGAGAATGGAACCATCATGATTTACTGTAAAGATGGAACTGTACTTGATATTTTAGATACAAAAGACTTGTTTTTCACCATAGAGAACATGTTGGAAGATGATTGGGTTGTAATTGATGAAGATATTAGTATTAATGAAATAACGATAAATTTTCAATTGAATAATGTTGATGACATTTTAGCTAAAATGAATGAAATGTTGAAAGAAGATATAAAGAAACACATTGAATTAGCATAGGAAGGAGGTGGTCTACTATCTCCCTTTGGCACTGGGTTAAGTGCCTTTTTTTATGCCTAAATTGTCGTACTTGTGGACGCTATAAACACATGGAATTATAGTCGACGGACTTAAAACGGTGGAGGTTTTATTATGCCAGAATTATTACGATTAAATTTACAGTTCTTTGCTGATGATGTAGATACAAATAACGAAGATTCACAAGGCACTGACCGAACAGGCAGTGACCAAGAAACTGATGTAAAGACGTTTACACAGGATGAAATGAATGCTGTTATTTCTAAGCGTTTGAAGCAAGAACAAAAGCGAATTCGTGAAGAAATTGATAAAGAGTATAAAAAGAAAGCTATGTCAGAAGAAGAACGAAAGCAAGCTGAATTAAAAGAGGCATTACAAGTAGCTGAAGAGTATAAACAACGTGCTCGTATGGCTGAGTTGAAAGATACAGCTGCATCTACTTTACGAAGTTCTAATATTCCAAGTGTATTTGCTGATTACTTACTTGGTGAAGATGAGGAAAAAACGCTTGGAAATGTATCTCAATTTAAGGATGCATGGGAAAAGGAACTAAATAAAGCAGTTAAAGGACGTTTAGCAAAAGAAACGCCAGAAAAGCATGAGAAAACAGAAGAAAATAACAAAGACAATAAACTAACAAGTGCATTCAATGATGCGTTTAATATTTAAGGAGAGTGTTATAGGATGGCGATTACATTAACATCAAAATTTTCACCATTAATTGATGAGAAATTTAAACTTGGGGCACTATCTACTCCAGGTGTAAATAATGATTATGAATTCGTAGGAGCACAAACGGTAAAAGTTACTTCTGTAAATACAGTTGCTCTTACAGATTATGCTCGTTCAGGCGGTTCTCGCTTTGGTACACCTACTGAACTAGAGAATACTATTCAAGAGCTAACACTATCTCAAGATAAAGCATTTTCTTTCACAATTGATAAGATGAATGAAGAAGAAACAGAAATGAAAGCAGCTGAGGCATTAGCTCGTCAATTACGAGAAGTAGTTATTCCTCATGTTGACACATACCGTTTTGCTCAAATGGTTGCTAAAGCTGATAAAAAACATGTCAAAGAGGTTGAACTAACAAAAGATAACGTTCATGAAGAAATTTTAACAGGTACTGAAGCTCTTGATGATGAGGAAGTACCTGATAATCGTATTATTTTTGCGACACCTGCAGGTATTAAGTGGTTAAAATTATGTGATACATTTGTAAAAACATCTGATATGTCTAAAGATGCTATCTTACTAAAAGGACAAGTTGCTGAATTAGATGGTATGCCTGTTATTAAAGTACCTACAACTCGTCTTGGTGCTAATGTGAATTTCATCATTACTCATCGTTCTGCTACTGTTGCACCTATTAAACTTGAAGACTATCGTTTACACGTAGATCCTCCAGGTATTTCAGGAACATTAGCAGAAGGTCGTATTTACTTTGATGCATTCATTCTTAACAACAAGAAAAAAGCAATCTATGTATGTAAAGCACCAGCTGGAGCATGATAGAGGAGTTTATCTCCTCTTTTTGCATTGAGGTGATTTAATGACGAATGAAGAATTATTAGTGTTAGTAAAAGAATTTGCAGGTATTAATGATGATACACAAGATGCACAGATTAATATTTATATCCGTCGTGTTACTAGACGAGTATTGAACTATTGCAATCTATTAGAGATACCTGTTGAACTTGGTGAAATTGTTGCTGAAATGGTTGTGGATATGCTGAAAAGTGGAGGTTCAACAATCATAGAAGGTAGTGGATCTATTAAACGAGTTTCTCGTGGTGATACAACCGTTGAATATGACGTTGGTTCTCAGGTTGTAAATGGTGATTCTGTTGATGATGTACTTACTAACTATAAACAGCAATTGAACCAGTTTAGACGATTGAGGGTGTTGAAATGAACGAAATGGAAGCTATTGAAAGCACCTATTTTGATAAATGTACCGTTTATCGTGATGTTGAAATAACAAATGAGTGGAATGAGACTATCATCGATGAACATGCAACTATCTATAAAAATATTAGTTGCGCTATAAGTAAGAATACATTAGCTACTACTAGTCAAACCGATACTGCAAACACCATTACGTATTCATTACAGCTATTTCTTAACCCTTTATACATCATTGAAAAAGGCGATGAAATAGAAGTTACGTATCAAAATAGAACGATTAAAACCGTTGCAGGACAGCATCATGTCTATCCTTCACATCAAGAGGTTATCTTGAAATATGATGGTGAAATTTAATGGCTAATCGTATATTTGGTTTCGAAGAGTTTGAAAGAGATCTTGAGATTGTTAAAAGACGATTTCCGGAAGAGATTGAAAAGTTCTTAATCGAAATAGCTAATCGTGGATTACGAAAGGTAAAGAAACGTACTCCAGTTGGTGTTTATACTAACGGTAATACTGGCGGTAATTTGCGCCGTAATTGGAAGGTTTCAGACGTGAAACGAAATGGTGATAGATTAAGCATCGAACTATATAACAACGTAGAATACGCTCCTTACGTAGAATTAGGGCATAGGACAAGAAATGGTGGTTTTGTACCAGGTGTTTATATGCTTGAAATGTCTATTATGGAATTAGAAAGAGAGTTACCCAAACATGTTTATGCTCTATTAAGAGAGGTGTTAGGCAAACTATGATTAATATAAGACGAGCAATTACAAAGAAATTAGGCATTTTGTATCCTAATGTAAAAGTATATACAGATAAGCTAGAGCAAGGCATGAAGAAGCCTTGTTTTTTTGTGTTCATTAGGCCTGTTATTGCAGATTCGATATCTAAACTTCAAGAGAGCAACACGTTGCTTATTGAAATTGTTTATTTCCCTAAAGATGAGTACAAATCACAAGATGATTGGTTATCAATTTGTAGCCTATTCAAACGTGAATTTAGAGTCATTAGAGCAATAGACTTTAGTTATCTTACTCGTAATCATCGTGGTAGTGAAGGTGATGGATTTAGGTATCTAATGGACATTGATTATATTGAAATACTTAAGGATACAACGAAATATCCAGATATGGGTGATGTTAATGTCTCTGTTATAAAAGACATACAAATCAAAGAAGGTGATAAGTAATGGGTTTACCTCAAATAAATATGATTTTTAAGAAATTAGCACAATCAGGTGTTCAAAGAGCTGCACGAGGAATCGTGGGGCTTTTTTTATTAGAAACAACTAAAACTGGTGTTTTTGAACTGTATAGTATGGATGATATTCCTGAAGGTTTAACAGAAGCCAATCAAAATATGATACAAATGGCTTTTAAAGGTGGAGAAAACAAACCTCGTAAAGTGATTATTGCATGCGAATCTACACAAGCGAAGGGATTAGCTTTGCTAGAAACAGTTAATTTTAATTATTTAGCCATTCCATCTGTACAAACATCAGATTTAACTACAGTTGCTACGTGGGTAAGTAATCAACGTGATTTGAGACGAAATATTAAGGTTATTCTCCCTGATCATGCAGCTGATAAATTCTTTGTTATTAATTTTACGACTGATGATATTAAAGTCGGAGAAACAACGTATACAACAGCACAATATTGCGCAAGGATTGCTGGTCTTATTGCTGGTACTCCACCTTCTATTGCAACGACTTATCAGGTATTAAATGAAGTTGATAGTGTTAAATCGTTAACTCGTCCAGAAATCAATACAGCTATTGATAATGGAGAGTTTGTCATTTTTCATGATGGTGAGAAAGTAAAAGTTGGTCGTGGTGTTACTTCATTAACAACGGTTACTGCTACTACTCCAAAGGATTTCAAGAAGATTAAGATTGTTGAAATCCTAGATATGATTGATGAAGATGTCCGAATGACATTAGAAGATAATTATATTGGTAAAGTTCCAAATACCTATGATAATAAAGTTCTTCTTATGCGTGCCTTAAGTAACTACTATGGAACGTTAGAAGATGAAGGTTTATTGCAACCAGGAACAACAGTAGAAATTGATGTAGATGCACAAGCTGCCTATTTAAAAGAACAAGGTGTAGATGTTAATTCGATGTCAGAGCAAGAAATTAAAGAAGCAGATACCGATGACAAAGTGTTTATTAAAGTAACTTTACGTGTTGTCGATGCAATCGAAGATGCTGATATCAATGTTTATATGTAAAGGATGGTGATATAAATGCCAGAAAATTATACTGCTGACCAACGCATTTCCGGTACATTTGGAGAGTGTTGGATTGATGGAGAAAAGTGGGCAGAAGTATATGGCTTACAAATTAAGATTAACATTTTAAAAGAAGATGTATTAATTTGTGGTCGTCGTAATGGACGTGGCAAAAAGGTAATGGGATGGGACGGAACTGGTTCTGTTCGTTTTACAAAAGTTAATTCTCGTATACTGAAAAAGCAACTTGAAGCTCTTAAAGAAGGAAAGCCATTGGTTACTGAAATTATTAGTAAGCTTGCTGATCCAGCTTCACTAGGTTCGGAGCGTATCGCTATTACAGGCGTACAATTTGATGATATTACTCTTGCTGATTGGGAATCTAATAAAGTTATTCAAGAGGAAAAACCTTTTACATTTGATGATTATGAATTAATTGATGCTATTGCGTAGGCTTTTGCCTACGCTTTTATTTTTGAGGAGGATTTTAAATGAATACTATTGATTTATTAATGAGCATGGATAAAGGTACGTTTAAACCACATACAAAACAAATTAAAATATCTCGTTTATCTACAGAAGAAAATCCATTCGTTTTAGATGTTAGTGGTTTGTCGCAACCTGAAGTTGAAGAAATAACTGACCAGATTTTGAAGACAGATGCTAATGGAAAACCATTTTATGATAATGCTGAAAGAATTTATTTAATGCTAATAAAAGGTATTAAAAATATCGATTTAAAAAGCACTAAACTAATGGAGTACTTTGGTGTGAAAACACCATATGATTTGATTAAAAAATTATTTCTGCCTGGTGAAATCGATAAAATCGATAGTGCAATAAATGAACTTAGTGGTTATAAAGGCGATGCAATTACTGAAGTAAAAAACTAATAGAGACGGACAGTGAAGCTTTTTACATGCATTGGGCATGGGTAAGGCATCATGTTCGTCCTGATGAGTTTTATAAAATGCCACTTGGTGCTAAGACGCTTCTTATTGCTTGTATAGAAAAAGAAATTAAGGATGAATCTGATTCAACTAAAGAATCTAATACGAAATAGAGGTGATAATATGGCTGATGAAACAAGAATTGGTGCCGAAATCACTTTAGAAAATAGATTTTCTCGTGAAGTAGATAGAGTGCTTGCTTCAAATAGATTAATGCAAGAATCTCTTGAGGGGAGTTTAGAACGAATGCAGAGATTAAATTCTCAAACTGTTCGTCCTCGTATCGAACCACCACGCACAAATGCTTTTACTAGTAAACTAGAGTCTCTTGTATCGCATAGTAAAACTGTTGCAGGAAGGATTACTAGCATTTTTAGTAAGCTTAATCCTTTTAGTGGTATGCAAATGTTAATTGGTGCTGTAGGTGGTATATATGCTGGAAAAAGTGTTTTTGAAAAGACGATTGGACAGGCTATGTCTCGTGAAACACAGCAAGTAATGATTCAAGGAATGATGGGTAACGACAAAAAGGGTAATCAGTATGTAGATATGCTACGTAATATGGCCATTCAATCTCCTGTTTTAAATACTGATGATATGATTAACAACTCAAAGTTTTTCATTAGCTCTACTAAAAACATGGGTGATTTAAAAGAAATGTGGAAGCTAACCGAAAAATTAACAGCATATGATCCAACACAAGGTGTAGAAGGTGCTGCCTTTGCTTTGAAAGAGTTATTTAGTGGTGATGGTGTTTCTATGTCTGAACGATTTGGTATAAGTAAAGCTGATGTTAACCGTATTAAAACATTACCCATCAAGCAGCAAGTGAAAGAGATGGATAAGCTTCTTAATAAGATGGGTATCACGGATAAAACTATTAAGAAGATTGGCAAGACATCTGGTAGTGCTTGGAACCAATTTAAAGAGAGTGCTAATGAAGCACTTATCAAAGTTGGTAAACCAGCATTAGATAAAGCTATTGGTCCGTTTATTAAGAAGTTAAATAAATTCATGGGTGATCCTAAAAAAGTTAATGGCGCTATTAAATTCACTTCTAATCTAATAACAACCATTACAAAAGGATTTACGGAAACGGCATCTGCTGTTGGCACATGGATTAATAAAATTATTAACGATCCAGAATTCCAGAAACTTGATACCATTGGTGAGAAATTTAGATTCTTTTTAGATAAAGCTGGTCAGGAATTCAATAAATGGTGGGATGAGGACGGTAATGAAAAAGTATCTACTTTAATTTCTAAAATTACAAGTGCAACAGCAACTGGTTTAGAAGCAGCAGCGCCTCAAATAGCAACAGCCACAATGAAAATAGGTGGAGCTATTATTGATGGTATTATTCAAGGCCTTAAAAACCACCCACAAGGTCAAATAGTTGCAGCTGCTGTTCTTGGTTATGGTGTTGGTGGTCCTGCAGGTGCTTTATTCGCTGGTGTAGGTATGGGTGTACAAAAAGGAACGGACTGGCTTACTAATAAGATATTTCCGGGAACTAGTGAAGCACGTGAAGAGATTAATAATCGAGCTAAAAACGACTGGGAAAAAGTAAAAAACTTTGTAACTGGCGGAAGTAAAAAAGCTGTTGGAGCTCGTCGAATTACAAAAGATAACACTCCAATTTTAGCTCATGAAGGAGAACGACTATTAACAAAACAGCAAGCCAAACAAGCTGACAGCAAAGGTAGTGGAGGTAACGTTTATACATTTACTGGTGATATTGTCCTTCATGGTGTGGGTGGAGATATGAGAAAAGTATCTAAAGAAATAATGAAACATATTGTTCGCGAGATTGAAATGTCTGGTGGTGCAGGAGCATGATTATGAAAGAAAATCTTAATGTGGAATTTTGGTTGATTTATAATAAGCAGAACCAATTAAGATTACCTGTAAATCCGGAAGCGAATACGTATGAATCACCATTTAATTATGAGGACTATGAAGTAGAGGGGCTTGGTGAGGTTACCAACATTAAACAAAGAGGTTTACGAGAATTCACAATCGAATCTTTTTTTCCATCTGTTTATAATCCAAGTTATTGTGAATATAATAATTTTCCTAGTCCGCAAGATTGCTATTCATTAATTAATGGATTGAGAAATAAACGTGAACCGATTCGATACTTAGTTACAGGTGCTGGTGGTGTTGATGTTAAGGTTACTATTCGTGATTTTAGTATTAATGCTAATAAATATGGTGCTCCAGGAGACATTTACTATACTTTAATTTTAAAAGAATATCGTGATGTGAAAGTAACTGTTACTGATTTATCTAAACCAAATACGAAACCTAATAACGGATCTAGTAGTTCTCGTCCACCAGCTCCAACTCCAACTAAAGTGGCGTCATATACTGTTAAAAGTGGAGATAGTTTGTGGTTAATTGCAAAGAAAAAAGAGATATATGGTGACGGAAATCAATGGAGAAAAATCTATAACGCTAACAAAAATGTGATTGGCTCCAATCCTAATAAATTAAAGATTGGAATGAAGTTGGTGATACCGAGATGAGTGCTTCTTTACCATTTCGTGTAGCACATTATGCTAATAATAAAATCACATATCTTACGTATCTAATGACTGATATTGCATGGAGTGGAAATATCGCTGAATGCGGACGTAGTTGTCAAATTACATTAAAAAATACGATAAATGCTTCTTCTAAAGTTGTGTCTGGTATTGAATGTGGCCATGAAATAAGATGTGAAAAACGTAGTAAAGAATTCTTTCGTGGGAATATTTTTAATACTGAAATGAATAGTGATGGTACGATGACTATTACAGCTTGGGATTCTAATTATTATCTTGCGAAAAACAGCGATTCTAAAGTGTTTAAAAATAAAAAAGCATCTATTATTGCGCAAGAGATTTGCAAGCAATACGGCATTAAATATGGAAAAATAGATGATACAGGATATGTTATTCCTAAACTTATCCTTCGAGATATGACGTTATACGATATGATTACCACAGCCTTAACGGAAACTAAGAAGAAGACCGGTAAGGTTTTTTTGTTGTACAACGAGCAAGGGAACTTAACATTACGTGAAAGAAAAGCACAAATGGTCCAACTTATTGTTTCTGATTCTACTAATCTTTTAAGTGCTACTTACTCAGAATCAATTGAAGATATGAAGAATAGTATCCGTTTAACTGGATCTAGTGGAGAAGATGCAAAAGGTGTTAGTGTATCTGATGCTGCTTCTATACGGAAATACGGCATTTTACGAGAAAAACAACATGAAAGTGAAAAAACAGATGCACAATTGAAACCGATAGCAGAAACATTATTAAAAGAGCTTAACAAAGTAACGAAAGAAGTATCAGTTGAATCTATTGGTGATACTTCCGTATTCTCTGGTAAGTCGGTGAGAGCATATAACCATATGACAGGTATTCAAGGCGGTTTTTATGTTACTGCTGATGAGCATAGCTTTGATGCAGATGGTGTTCATCGTATGTCACTTACATTATCTAGAACATTAGATGTTGCTGAATTGGATTATGAACCACCTGAAGAAAATACAAGCAATGTTGTGACATCTTCTACTAGCAACGCTAATGAAAATGTATCGATTGGTGGTACTAAAGCATCTGCTGTAGTTTCATTGGCTCGCAGTTATGTTGGTAAATTACGTTATGTATTTGGTAGCAAGTCGATTACAAATGGCACTGGTGATTGCTCTGGATTTACAAATTATATTTATAAACAAGCAGCAGGAATCGATATAGGTCATGGTACAAGCTCACAGATTGCTAAAGGAACTAAGATATCTACTGCTAACGCTCAAGCTGGTGATGTAGTCTTTTTCCAAGGAACATACAGATCTGGAGTTTCACATGTAGGAATTGTAGTTTCAAAAGGTACATGCGTTAGTTTAGCTTCAAGTGGTTGTAAAGTTCATTCTTATACAAGTGGATATTGGGGCAATCATTTTATGCAGATTAGGAGGGTTTTATAATGGACAAGCGTTCAACTATAGAAGGTTCACCAGCTGCTAAGATGGTTCAATTAATGAAAAAGCATGGATTTAATAAAGAAATGTCCATTGAAACAGCTACTGTTGTATCTCCGTTACCTAATCTTTCATTACATCTAGAATCTGATGGTATATTACTTGATTGTGATGATTTAATTATCGCAGATGATCTTACAGACCATACTCGATTTATTGAACCGATTATTATAGGTAATACAACGATTTCGCAAGTGACTTTTAAGAGTTGTTTAAAAGCTGGTGATAAGGTAACAGTAATTGGAGATAACGATACACAATATTATTACGTAATTAATAAAGTAGGTGATTAAATGGCGCTTACACCAGAAAACAACAGTTATTTGTATGATGAATATATGGAAAATGAAAATGTAGAAATACCTAGTAAGACATGGTTTATTGATTTTGAAAATGGACGTATTGGTAGCTTTATTGTTGGAGAATTAGCTTTGCGGCAATTTGTACAGAAGGCTATATCGACAGCAAGAAATAAATATCCTATTTATACTGATCAATATGGAAGTGAGATTGAAGAAGAGTTGATTGGGAGAGGAACAACTGAAGGATATCTTAATGCTGTAGTTCCACGTATGATACAAGAGGCACTTATTTATGATGACAGAATTGAAGATGTACAGGTATCTTATGAACGTTTAGATAATAGCTTAGCGATTAGTGTATTCATCGTTCCAATGATTGGAGAAGCGTTCACAGAGGAGGTGTCTATTAATGGCTTATGAGGATAAAACACCTGATTTATTGCATGCTGCTATGCTTGATAATATATCGCATGATGTTGATAAGCGTGAAGGTTCAGTTGCATATGATTTAACAGCTCCTGCAGCTATTGAAGTAGGTAATGCTTATACTGAACTTGATACCGTTTTAGGACTTGGTTTTCCTGATACTTCAGAAGGAATCTATTTAGAATATATATGTACTCCGTTTGGTGTACCAAGAAAACCAGCCATAAAAGCTACAGGTGAGATTACATTATCAGGACCTGCTGGAACGCTAATACCGATTGGCACCCGTTTACAAACAACGGTTGGTGAATCGGTATTTTTTGTGACTAAAGAAGAAGTTACTTTGACAGAAACGCCTAGTATTGTAACTGCAGAAGCTGAAATAGCTGGTGCTGCTGGAAAAGTAGCTGCTGGAGAAATAAATGCATTAGCTCCAGGCGATTTATATGGAATTGTTACAGTAATTAACGAGCAAGCTTTTGAAGGTGGAGTAGATGAGGAAAGCGATGAATCATTACTGAAAAGACTTAAAAATCGTGCTCAAAATCCTGCTACTAGTGGTAATGCTAATCATTATAAGCAGTGGGCTCTAGAAGTATCTGGTATTGGTGATGCAAAGGTGTTTCCTACTTGGAATGGTGGAAATACAGTAAAAGTAGTGCTTCTTGATGACAATAAGCGATGTCCAGACCAAACAATAATTGATGCAGCTGCTAATCATATTGAAGAAGAAAGACCAGTCGGACCTACTATTACAACAATAGGAGCACCAGAAGTAAATATTAATGTTTCAGCAACTCTTACACTAGCGACAGGAAAAACATTAGATGAAGCGAAACAAGAATTTATAGAATTACTAACGGATTATCTAAAGTCTCTAGCTTTTAAAGATCCGATTGTTAGATACGCTAAAATAGCTAGTTTATTAATAGATGTACCATCTCTTATTGATTATTCAAACCTCACAATAAATGAAGGAACAACTAATATTACTATTACGAGTGAACAAGTAGCTGTAGTTGGAACGGTGACGTTTACATGAGCGATTATAAACGAGATATAAAACAATCAATGATGAATTATCTACCTTACTACTATCGTGACATTAGAGAGGCTAATGAAATCATAAGAGTTGAATCAGAAATGATAGATCAACTGAATGCTGATATACAAGATTTACTTTTGCAATTTAGTGTAGAGACAGCCACGTGGGGATTGTCGCGATGGGAAAAGTTATGCGGTATAAAAACAGATGAAAGCAAGCCTATTGATCAGCGTCGTAGTGTTGTTCGTTCTAAGCTTCGTGGTATTGGAACAGTCACGGTTGATTTAGTGAAAAATGTAGCTGAATCATATTTAAATGGAGAAGTTGAAGTCGTTGAAAATAGTGCAGAGTATACGATATTAATTCGTTTTGTTGGAAAGTTAGGTATTCCACCAAATTTAGATGATATTAAAAACGCTTTGCGTGAAATCATTCCTGCTCATCTTCTTATTGACTATGAATTCACGTTCACAACATGGGACCGATTTGATTCTTTTAATTATACATGGGACCAAATAGATGCATTAAATAAAACATGGGATGAAGTAGAGGTGATGTAACTTGGCAACGAATACTCCAAATTTGAACATACCTAAACCAGATGGTAATGAGTATTTTAATAGAACACAATTTAATGCAATTTTAGATGTAATCGATTTGAATGCAGCAACAAAACAAGAAGTTCAAGACGCAGTTGGCAACATTGATTTAAGTAAACTCGCTACTAAAGAAGAAGTTAATACAGTTGATAGTGCGCTTACGTCACATAAGAACGATTATTTGCCACATAAATTTATAGATGGAGCAACAACATATCGTTATGGATTTAGCGTAATAAATGGTGTTCTTACTTTTAATTATGAGGAGGTAGTGTAAGATGCCTAGTATTGGTATTGCAGATAAAACTACATTAGATAGTGTTAAGAATGATACAACTAACATTAAAACAACTACGACAAATATTAAATCTGATACTACTAATATTTTGACTAAAGTTAATGGAATGGGTGATGGATATGATCCTTCTTTTAAAATGTCAGCGTATGCATCTACAGCCGCAAACGACACGAGTAATGCAAAAGAAGTTTTAAATGTTACTGGTAAATGTAAAATAGTAGGTGTAGTAATAGGAAATCCTAATGGTGGTTCTGAATTGCGAATTAAAGTAGCTAGTACAGCAATCGAAACTTATGATTTAGGAATAGGAATCCACCGTACTTATATTCCTATTAATAGAGAAGGTACTAACATAATTGTAAGTATTAGAAATTCAGGAAGTGGAACAGGACAGGGTTCTTGTGGCTGTACCGTATTATATAAATTATTATAGTAGGTGATGAAATGATTATTCTAAATGAATATATTGAAGGTAATATGAACGTAATAGAATATTCACGAGATGGAGTAACAGTTTCGCATGTTGTAAAAACAACTATACAAGTAGATGTTCCTATAGAACCACAACCAACAATAGAAGATTTGCAAATGCAAACACTTTTAAATACAGAATACCTAGTAGCGTTAGCAGAAATAAAAGGATAAGGAGAGATTTATATGAGCTGTTACAAATTATGTAAAACAATGATTGAAAAAGGCAACTACGAATACCAATCAATGATTGGTAAATTGGATGCCTTTTTATTAGTAGGAAGAATTACCCCTGATGAGTACACTGAGTTAGTTGGTTTAATGGATGCTCAGAAAACTGCGTAAGGCAGATTTTATAGAGTAAAGTTGAATAAATTCTTGTTGCGATTTATGGTATATTGAAGAAAAGTTTAAGGAGTATATTATGAGTTGGACTAAGAGGATTTATTTTGATGAAGGTTATAGAGATAAACCAAAATGTAAAAAAGCGTTATTAAATGTAGGAGTTCGGTTTGAGTATTTTGAAACAAGAGTTAAAATTACACATGGAACGTGGGAAATTATTTCAAATGAAAAGGCACCGTATTACTTATGTCGAAAAGTGTTAAAAAATGGAAATTTATCTTCAAGTAAAACATTGCAAAATCAAAGAAATTTTAGTGAGTCTGAGATTTATAGAGTCCTTAATTAAAAGGCTCTTTTTTTATACGCTATAGGCAGATTATGCGACACAAACATAGCACCTTAAGAGGTGTATTTTTTATGCCTAAAACAAGGAGGTTAACATGAAAGAGGAACTGATTTATAAGTGGGTAGCAATTGCGGCAGGCGGTATATTTGGATATTTAGGTGGTTTAGATAAATTGTTAACAGTATTGATTACATTGACAGTATTAGATTATGTAAGTGGTATTATTGCAGCTGGTGTGATGGGTAAATTAAAAAGTAAAGTTGGGTTCAAGGGCATCGCTAAAAAAGTGATGCTCTTTTTATTGGTTGCTGCTGCACATGTAGTTGATCAAGCGATTGGAAGTAATGCAATGTTCAGAGAAGCTGTTATTTTCTTTTTCATTGCAAATGAGCTTTTATCATTAATTGAAAATGCCGGAAACATTGGTTTGCCAGTACCGCAAGTACTTACAAATGCTGTAGAAATTTTAAAAGGAAAAGGTGAAGGAAAATGAAATCAGTAGTAATAAGCTCTGGACATGGAAAGTACGTGTCTGGAGCAAGAGGATATATAGATGAAGTAACAGAAGCACGTAATGTCGTTGTACGTGTAGCAACTTACCTCAAACAGCTTGATGTAGAAACATATGAGTTTCATGATAACACTTCGAAATCACAAAATGAAAACCTAAAAACAATCGTAAAATACCATAATAGTAAGCAGCGTGATCTAGACGTATCTGTCCATTTTAATTCTGGAAATACAGAAGAAGGTGGCGTAGAAGTATATTATTATGATGATAGTTCATTAGCTGCTAAAGTTTCGAAAGCTATAGGTGATGCAACAGGTATGAAAAATCGTGGAGCTAAACAAAATAAGGAGCTATATGTATTAAAGAATACGTCCAAACCAGCTATTTTAATTGAAGTATGTTTTGTAAATGTAAAATCAAATACAGATGCATATGGTAAACATTTTGATGCTGTTTGCAAAACTATTGCAGAAACACTTGCAAATAAAAAACTAGCTAATTCATCTGCTAACCAGCCTACTAATAATAAGAGATATCGTTTGTATACTGGTACATTCGCTACAGAAGCATCTGCTAAAGCATTTAAAGAAAAAGTAGAAAAAACATTTGATGTTACTTTGCAGATGCGAGAAGAATAAATAAAAAATCCATCTTACTCTATCGTATTATGTGGTGCATAGGATGTAATACGATAGAATATGATGGATTTTAAATTATTTAAACCAATCAAGTGCTTCTATTTCATCTATATCGATTTCGTTCTCAGCACATAATTCATTAATAGCACCTAGTGCCCAGGATTTTCTAGCTAAAGCTTGATGTTCTATTGTCCACTCAGGACCGTTTTTTTCGATATTGAATTGTTTTTTTAATTCAGGTAAAAGCACAGCGTATAACATTAAGGAGCCAAGATCTAAATTTAAATAAAAAGGAATAACTTCTCCATTAGTTCCATTGAGTCCAGATTCATAATTATTTATTATAGCCTCTCCATTTGCCAATAGGTGAAATCTAATTGTTCCTTCAGACGTAATTAAGGTAGTTCCAACTTGGCCAACAGTTGTGTTAATACCTAGACCTGTTTTCGGTACAGCTTCATCCAAAAGATTTTTTCCTGTACTTTCATGAGTTATATCTTTACGGTCGACTGATTGAGAAAGATTTCTTATATCGCTAATACTAATTTTTAATAAAGAGTCACATTCTTCTTTTTCACAACATCTTTCCTCATTACAACTGGAAACCTCTTGATTTTCTTTACTAATTAACCAATAAAAAAAATCACTCGAAAAAGAATAGTTAGGTATATCTTTGAATTGTACTTTTTTCCATTCTTTATGAGCTTCATCTGCTTTTCGTCCTGCTCCCATAAGTACAGATCTAATAGATCTAATTTTGTATTCAGGTCCTTCTACGATTACAAAAACTCTGCCAAATGATTCGAAAAAGAACACATTTTGAATATTTTGATGTATTCTTTTCGAACGAGGAATTACATAATCGTTATATATGACTTCTCCTTCGGGAGCTGATGTTTCAATAAAGCTTTTAGTTGGAATACACTTTATTTCTTGCCCTAGGATTGTATAGGTTTGAATTTTAAATTCTTCTTCATCATCTGAAAAAGGTTTCCAACTATTCACTAGTGTTCTATCATATCTAGGAATGTCATTTCTATTACTCAAGTAATCTATTGTTTTAGAATAATTCAGTTTTAATAGAGTAATAACATTTTCTAATGATAGTTCAGGATCTAATGCCCATAGAGTTAATCTTGTTTCTTTGCCAGCCAATATTATATCTCCCATCTGAAGTTTACTATATGTTCGGACGTGTTGGATTTAATGAAAAAATTAAGCCAAAAAGGTGCTACTTTTCCGTTTAGCATAAGTGTTGTTATTATTTGAATAGTTTCAGTACTTACGATATTTGTAATATCTTCTGTGATAAAATAATCACAGCCTTTGCTGTTCTCTATATCAATATTAGCTCTTTCGAGAATCTGGGTAACATAGTTATGGAGTAGTATTTCAAATCCACTTGGTGTTGATTCTATGTCTTGGCGTAAAGATTCGTTAGTCGCTTCAAGTAAAATACCTGGAGTTACTGGTTCAACAAGAATAGACAGTTTCAGCCTTTTTAATATTTTACAGCAAATCCACATCCATATTGAATTTCTTTTCAAAAGACCGATTTTTAACTCTACGATTCTTTCATGGTCTTGAGTTTTTTTACTACCATTAATAGAAAAATTAGTATTAGGTTGTTCGAAATGTTGATTGTATTGTTCAATGACTATATCGATAGGGCGAGTAAATATAGTTAGCGCTATTGATACAATAAAAAGTATTATCCCGATTAAAAGGAAGGTAATTAGCTCTTCTGCCTTATCTTCAAACCAATTGGAGTCCTTCCAAATAGCTTTTGTAATAAAGTAAAATAAAACGATTACGATTGTATCTTTAACTAAAAGAGTAAGAGTTTCTTGTTTATTCAATCATACCTCTCCATTCTTTTCTTCTGTAAATGGAAAATATGTTCCAGCTAATAGTCCAATAGGTCTGCTTGAAATTATATCTTCAAGTTTATTTTCCTCAATTTCGGCAGTTAATACAGCATTTCGAGAAAATGATATATTTTCATGAATTCTTTTTTGTTTATCTTTGAATGTTATTTCCTCGATGTCATTTCCGAACTCGTACCTTTGCTCATTTACAAACTTTATCAATCCATCAATATCTTTTGAACGGATTAGACTTAATAAATCTGCATGTTCATCATCAAACAGGTCATTTGTAAAGGATATTTTAATCAAATCAGCGTTGAATTTATCAAGAGATAAGAGAAGCTGGTCGAATTTATTTTGGCGAACTTCAAAAGGTTTGATTATATACTCATTTCTGAAATTTTTTATTTTATGATCTTTCCAGTTGCTTCGATCAAGACCTAAAATTGTATTGTTTTCCGAAATAAATATACCGTCATCCAAATTAGTGTGTAGAGGAGGCTTATTTTGATTGTATTTACTTAGTAATTTAAATAAATATAACTTTTTAACCATAAATCATTCCTCCTTTTTCTAAACTAAAAATTGTTGGTAAACAGTTAAATTATAAATCAGCGTAAATTTTTATACAATATAATATGTACAATAAATATTTTCACCGTTAACCTAATTTTTAAACATATTAGTTATTAATGTATTGGGTTGTATTGGGTTTATTCCATTAATCAAAATTGAATTTGGAAGCAATATTACTCGATAATTCATTTTTTTCTAAAAGATTTCATGTATGATTAGTTTGAAACCATCCAGAAAAGAGCTGATTGTTTATGAAAAAGATTATTACATTATGTATTATTATTTTAGCTGTTATTGGATTAGCAGGAGCATTTTTTAATAGAGATAATACTCCTTCGTTTAAATCGGCAGAAGGAATGACCAAAGAGGAAAGAGTTGAAAATGATAATTCCATTCTAAAAGAAGAATTAAAAGATGTAGATCGTATTGATGTTAGACATGATGATGATGCTATTGTTATTTATATTCCATATGAAAAGTCTAAACAGAATATAGATGAAATTGCTGCTAATTATGTTGATGATGTAAAAAGTGCTTTGATTGATAGGAAAAGTGATTTAACTTTAGAGAAAAATTCTTATTTAATTTATATTTATAGTTCAGATGGAAGATTGATTGATTCTGCTTCTAGTTAATAATGATTTGATTATTGACCACATTATTGACCACATTTTATCTAAAACAATATGGAAATATATGAACCGACATTCTGAAGTCTGTATGAAAATCTATGCACAATAACTGTTTTCGAAATTAATTAAAAACTGATGAAATACATTGAAAATAAGGGATACTTGTGTGCCTTTAACAGTCAAGGTGATTTAACATTTGATGTTGTGGCAACAGGAGAATCTGGCTATCACATTATTGATTTATATCCGGGGATTTATAAGCAAAAAGAAAAATCTACAGATATGACATTAATTCCACAACTTACTTATTCAACGGATCATCCAGGTTCGGCAATGCCTGCTATTCGATTAGGGTTTGAAGTAACGAAATAAAAAACAGAGGCTATTCTCTAAGCTGATTGTATGACTTAGAAATAGCCTCTATTTTATTAGTAATCATAAATTAATTATTAATAGTTGAAGGTGTATGTGGAGGATGTGATTGTTTACCTTTTCGTAAGATGAAACTGTTATATCCAATATAGTAAACCATCAAAATAAATAAAATAATAATAGTTGATGGATCTTTCGTAAAATGTTGACTATATTGAAGACTATTCATGTCGGTTACTTCGTTAGAAATTTGAAGTAAGATGATTATTCGATAAATAAATCGACCTAGGAAGAGTGCAAGTACTAAAGATTCAATCCATAAATGAGTTCTGTAATAAAATAAATAATTTCTAACTTCGAATTTACTATGTTTAATAGCATATGACACTAACAAGACTCCTAATATGAGTCCAATTGCAACATAGAGAAAGGTTACAGGGTGAAGAAAACAGCTAGTAAGAACGAATAATGAGACAAGACTGAAAATAATAATTCGAAATATTAATCTTCTTGGTTTATAAAGTTGAAAGCCAATGGAACGTTTTACTTTTCTGTATAAGATGAAACCAACTAATGCAATCGTATATGAATATTGAAGTGCTATATTCATTCAATACACCTCCTAAGTGAAGCCTGATTAAATCATAAAGCCAAAAACCATGCAAGTAAATATGTTTTTGCTAAATTAAGGAAAAAACAGAGTGTGCATCGGGGTATTTTTGTATTTTGCAGTACTATTACGAAGTCATGAAAAACATAAGAAGATATAATGTTGAAATATAATAAAATTATAATAATTTTTATTTTTCTGTTAATTATGTATTGACTATTCTATTCTATCTGTATATTATTGTGTTTAATTACATAAAAACAAGCGAAGATTGGAAATAGTAAAGGGATTTATAAACTTTTAGAGAGCCGATGGTTGGTGGAAATCGGTAGTTATAGCCTTTGAACTCATCCATAAGCTACTCCCTGAACATAATCAGTAGGGGAAGTCGGTTTTCTACCGTTAAGAAGATAGGTGGTAATAGCCACCGAAAATGAGTGGGTTAATATTATTATTAATCAATTAGAGTGGTACCGCGAGCAATGCCTCGTCTCTATATATAAATAGAGACGGGGCTTTTTTATTTTCTTAATAAACTAAATAATATAAATAAAAAAGGTGGGAGTATTGATGAAAAATATCGAAAAATATACTAGAGGTTACTTTATGCCCCCAGTGAAAAGCTTGAAATGGACAGAAAAGGAATATATTACAGAAGCGCCTACATGGTGTAGTGTGGATCTTCGAGATGGAAATCAAGCTTTGATCGTACCTATGAATCTGGAGGAGAAGCTAGAGTATTTTCAATTACTTTTGGAAGTGGGCTTTAAAGAAATAGAAGTAGGTTTCCCTGCTGCATCAGAAACAGAATACGCTTTTTTACGTACATTAATTGAAGAAAATTTGATTCCAGATGATGTGACAATTCAAGTATTAACACAGTCAAGAGAACATATTATCAAAAAAACATTTGAAGCGTTACAAGGTGCGAAAAAAGCAGTGGTGCATTTGTACAATTCCACTTCAGTGGCACAGCGTGAGCAAGTATTTAGAAAATCTAAGGAAGAAATTATTAATATAGCAGTTACTGGAGCGAAAATGCTAAAAAAATATGCTGCTGAAACGGAAGGGAATTTCCAATTTCAGTATTCTCCAGAAAGCTTCACAGGTACAGAAGTAGAGTTTTCACTTGAAATATGCAATAAGGTACTAGATATTTGGCAACCTGCAGAGGATAACAAGGTAATAATCAACCTTCCAGCTACAGTATCAATGTCAATGCCACACGTATACGCAAGCCAAATTGAATATATGAGTGATAATCTTAAATATAGAGACAATGTCGTTCTATCACTTCATCCACACAATGACAGAGGAACAGGGGTAGCAGATGCCGAGCTAGGTATGTTAGCTGGAGCGCAAAGAGTCGAAGGAACACTGTTTGGAAATGGAGAAAGAACAGGGAACGTCGATATCGTAACACTTGCATTAAACATGTACTCACACGGAGTAGATCCAAAGCTGAATTTCGAAAATATCCCTGCTATTATTTCTAAATATGAAAAATTAGTGAGAATGACAGTACATGAAAGACATCCATATGGTGGTGAACTTGTATTTACTGCATTCTCTGGCTCTCACCAAGATGCTATTGCCAAAGGAATGAAATGGCGTGAAGAAGAAGACTGCCAATATTGGACAGTTCCTTATCTATTAATTGATCCAATGGATATCGGAAGAGAATATGAAGGAGACATCATCCGAATTAACAGCCAATCTGGTAAAGGTGGAATTGGTTATATCCTTCAACAAAATTATGGAATTGACCTTCCTAACGAAATGCGTGAGAGCTTTGGATATAGTGTGAAGAATGTTTCGGATCATAACCAGAAAGAGCTTATGCCGAATGAAATTTATGATATTTTCATGAATGAATACGTCAATATTAATACACCTTTTGAATATATTCGTTATCAATACAAGCAAAATGGTCAATACGAAACAATTGTATCGCTTCGAGTCAATAATGAGGAATGTGAATTAACAGGTTATGGTAATGGTAGATTGGATGCAATTAGCAACGTAATCCAAACACAACTAGGAATTGATTATAAAGATTTAATTTATAAACAGCATGCATTAGAAATAGGCTCAGGTTCTCAGGCTGTATCTTATGTAGGAATTACTTCAAACAATGGTACTGTATATTGGGGTTGTGGAATTGACACTGATATTATGAATTCATCAGTAAAAGCGCTGTTTAGTGCTGTTAATAAAATGGTAACTAGCTTACAACTTTCTGTAGAAAGAGAATTAATTAAATAAGTACAGAGAGATAGTAAATATTCAAATTGAATTTTTGAAAAGGACAATTACTAACAATTGTGCAATGATTCAAGTTTTTAGAAACAATTCAAACTAAAATGATGCCTGCCGACTAACTTTAAAAACACTAAAGAAGGTACTTATTGTAATAAGATATACTTAAAAAGACAGTGAGCAACTTAAAAGCTCACTGTCTTTTAATTTGAATAATTAAATATCGAGTTTATTAGATTTGAGATTTCTTTTGGAAATAGACTATTAAGAAGATAGAAAAAGTTATATAAATGGGAGTATATGCAAGGTATTGCAAATATACTTGTGTTTATATTCGATATAGGTCTAATAGAAAAGATATTAACTAGGCGAATCTGGACTAGTATTTAACCGTTGAAATAAAAAGGATGTTTTGACACCGTATAGACTGATTAAGTGTATCTAAGAATATAAAAAATATTATAGTATAAAAAAGCACATTATCAGATTAATGTGCCTTTGCATAAATGACCAATCTAATTGGATTTTGGGCTCCTATATAAAACATCTTGTCTTTTTATAATCATTGTTTTACATATTTTACGGTATATTTTAATTCTTGTTCATATTGGTTGATTAAACTACCGTTCTCATACTTATCTAAGTATTCTATGATTGACTCCCAAATTCCTACACTCATTATATCCATTAAATTTGACATCTCAGTATCTCTATTTGCACTTTGTATTTTCTTTAATTCAAGCATACGTTCAGCTATTTCCTTGAATCCAGTTAGTGAGACCTCGTCTTTGTAAATTAAATTCCTTTCTAATTCAGTATTTTTAAGTTCTTGTTTGTATTTATTTATTGTTTCTATTCTATGCTTTTGTGCCATGTCAGCTTGATATTGTAATGGACCAAAACGGAAATTTGTTCTCCAACGTACAAATGTATCTTCTGGAACACCTAGTTCCTTGGCACCATCCCATTTCTCCATACCTCTTTCTATGCATATCTCATACATTATTTCTTTTAATGGTTTATTAAATTTTTTCTCTATTATTTCTTTATATTCATTATTAGTTAGCATATTACTCCTCCATAAGTTAAATTATAAGAACAAATGTTTCTGTTTTATTATAACCCTTTATTACTTTTATTAAAAATTATTGATTTGGGTTGTGTAGGCATAATTACTAGCTAGTAATTAAAGGGTGAGTGATTGAGGGGGCAGGCTAGTTTTAACGGGAGGATTATTAGGGATTAGAGTACATGATACGGCATTTATATGTAAGGGGAAATAATGATTCAATAACTTTTTTCAATGTAATACTGTTAAGTCGTTTGCGTCTTTCTGTTGGAGATGAATTGGAAATTCAGATGATATCCTCATTAATGAAAATGGACATATATTTGACATGAATTTAAAATAGCTTTGAATTCAAAATTGGAAGGTCAATTATGGCTGGATTCAACAGAAAAGTGAGAAAAACACTGGTCGGGTGTTTTTGTATAGTGTGAATTTCTTATAAACCTACTTGCAGATATCGATCCGATAGTTCAGTGGGAGGATACATCCTTGACAGGGATGGGGTCGGGGGTTCGAATCCCTCTCGGGTCATCACTTTTTAGGCGCCAGAAACCTTTATATATCAAGGGTTTCTGGCTTTTTGTTTGGAGTAGTTTTTCTTGGTTGGTGCTCCGTTCTGGCGAATTGCTCACATAATGCTCACATCAGGCTGTTTTTTCTGCATCAAGGCGTTGTGGAAGATATCGGCGACTTGATCTTGATCATTTGGTATCAGGTGAGCATACGTATCTAATGTTGTTTTAGGTTTGGAATGACCGAGGCGATTTGCGACTTTGACGATATCTACACCTTCTCTAATCAAGATAGAGGCGTGAGTATGGCGAATCTCGTGTATACAGATTGATGTGACATTTGCCATTTCGCATAATCGCTTCATTACACGTAATAAATTACGTGGATCTTGAAAGGTTCCTTGTTCCGTACAAATAACCAAGTTGTTATCCTGATAGGTTCCACCTAATCGATCTTTCCACTCTTCCTGCTGCTCTTTATGAGTGATTAGCTCATTTAGGATGTAATCAGTAATAGGAACTTGTCGCCTCGACTTGAAAGTTTTCGGAGAAGATAGTTGATAGCCTTTTTCAGGAATGTGAATCAATGTGCGTTCTACACGGATGATTTTTTTCTTGAAATCAATATCACTCCATTTGAGCCCAAGAATTTCACCTCTACGCATTCCGGTATAGATGGCAAGTAAGAAGGTGATGTAATGTCTCTCTTCCTTACAGTGTTCAAGAAAGCGGTGTATTTCATCAAAAGACCATATTACTGTGTCTTTTGTTTTTACTGATGGTGGATCCGCATCAATCACCGGATTGTGAGCTATTTTCTTCCACTTAACCGCTTGTTTGAAAGCTTGATTCAGTAATTGATGGATTTTGCGTATGGTATTGGTGCTATATCCCTCATCTAACTTGTCGTTGTATAAAGCATCTATCATTTCTGTTGTAATTTTTGAAAGCTCTTTGTTTGCAAACGGATTTTCTCGAATAAGATGTTTGTCCATTGCATACTTTCTATTGGAGATTGTTGATTCTTTAACGCGTTTTTGATAGTGAGAAGTAAACCAATGCTCCATATAGGAAGCAAATGTTTCTTTACTTGGTTCCACGTAACGGTTCTCATCTAATTCAACGAGCCATTTGCGAAGGAATGATTCAGCATCTCGCTTTGAAGTGAAACCTGATTTTGTTTTTTGTTTTCGCTTACCTGTATAAGGATCTCTTCCTATATCTACGACTACTTCGAATCTGCGTCCTTTTTTTGCTTTTCTTTCTCTAATATGGCCTTTCAT